TCCGGCGATCTTTCGCGGGGATGGATGGGGGAAATCAAAATGATTCAGAAGCGTTTAGGTAAATATTGGATTCACGCAGGGCTATACCGCAAAGGCATTGCTCTTGGTTTTAAGATCGACATTTACGGGTTTGATATGGAATGTTTATTCTTTTACTTTGGAATCGAGTGGTAAATGGAACTTGATGACATATTAGATGAACGCCAAGCAATGTATGGAGATGCGGCAGAGAACTTTCGTAGAATTGCCGCTATTTGGTCACAATTACTGGATATAACTATTGATCCTTTACAAGTTCCTCAATTATTTATTGCGGCAAAACTTGTAAGAATTAGCGCCAATCCTGATTATCAAGATTCATGGCTCGACATTCAGGGTTACGCAAAACATGGTTTAGACACAATATGAATGAGTGGAATATAGGCAGATGTAAGGGATGCGGGGAGTGGTGTGTATTTGACCGCCCTTGCTCGGTATGCCATACAATTACCCCACCAACGAAAGGAGAGTTAGAAATGACTCAGACAATCAATGGAGGCACACGATGAGCGCACTAGGTCAGGCGGCGATTGGTCAGGGCTGAAGTTCGAGGCTCGATTTCTCGTAGTAGCCGCATTAGCGGTGGGAATCGCGCTTGCAACGCCAGCGATAGCCTTAGCGCCTAAAGAGTTCTCTGTAGCGAGGACACCTTTAGCGGCAAAGCATTACGCTAAAACACAACTTAATAAATTTGGATGGAATTCAGGAACTCAATGGGCTTGCTTGCAAACCCTGTGGCAACGCGAATCGAACTGGAGACCAAACGCGCATAACAAGACCCCGGTCAAAATGCTTATTGACGGCAAGTGGGTCAAGTTTTACGCAGGAGGAATCCCACAACGCCTAGGGCTAAACCCTAAGGCAAGTGTTCCGACTCAAATTGAGATAGGATTGGTTTATGTTCAAAAACGCTATGGCTCGCCTTGCGCGGCTCTTGGGTTTTGGAACAAGCACAACTGGTACTGAATTCTTAGACGATAATCCTAGCCGGGCAATCGGCCGGGAATCACTAACTTTCACCGAGCCGTTCCTCGGTGAATAAGGGCTTGAGCGCGTAACGCCTCCAGCAAATCGCGCTCGCCCTACCCTTTATATGCTAGTGTTCCATTAATGCCAAAAGGCAGAAAAACTGAATAGGACTTACCTGTCCACCCTAGAACCCGAGAGTGCTATCTTGGTTCGACTTGTAACAAACTGGTGCAATAAATGATGAGCCCCTTTGCGTAATAAAAACGCTTAGGGGTTTTATCATGTAAGATGTAGGCATGACCACGATCATTGCTCGCCAATTTGAAAATCGTGTGGTGATTGCCGCAGATAGTTTGGTAACGGCAACGCGTAAATATTCGCATCCCAAAATGGCAAAAATAACCGAACGCGGTCAATATTTAATTGCAGGTGCTGGCGAAAGCGCGGCGTGTGACATTGCGCAACATATCTGGATACCACCAAAGCCTACTGTTGAAGATAAGAAAGATTTATATCATTTTATTATTTCTAAAGTTATTCCATCGCTTAAACAATGTTTTAAAGACAATGACTACAAATGGCAGGATGAAGATGAAGAAACTAAGTTTGCATTCCTTATTGCAATTAATGGTGAAGTGTTTGATATTGCTGATGATTTTGCCGTTTGCATGGATAATGATGGTCTTTACGGGATTGGCTCTGGAAGTTCTCTGGCTTTGGGCGCTCTCAAAGCAGGTAGTTCTATGGCTCAGGCGCTTGAGATAGCGGCAAACAAAGACCCCTATACCGCACCACCTTTTATATTTATGGAACAGGAAAAGCATGGATAAGAACATAGCCAACGAGGTTCTCCGGCGCGCCAACGGATTTTGCGAAATGTGCGGTTCATACGGAACGCAACTGGCATTACATCATCGCAAACTTAAATCTCAAGGCGGTCAGGATGAAGTTTGTAACCTTATTGCCGTTCATCACGAGTGCCACAATTTAGGCACAAAAAGTATTCACTTAAATCCTGAGCGATCAAGAGTGAAAGGTTGGATAGTCCCATCATGGGCAGAACCAGCCGAATATCCCTTACACTTGTACGGGGAAGAAGTAGTAAGATTAGACAACGAAGGCAACTACAACCGAATCGAGGGCGAAAATGGCACATATAACAGTTAGCGGAAATGTTGGAACAGATCCAGAGATCAAGTTCTATGACGGAAAGAACGGCAGTTTTGGTGTCGCTCGATTCTCTCTTGCTTACACTCCGCGTGAAAAAGACAAGATGGGTAATTGGTCAGATGGAATCACAACTTGGTTTAATATTTCGGTGGTTGGAAAACAGGCAGAAATCGTTGCCGACTCAATTGCCAAAGGTCAGCGTGTTCAGGTTAGCGGCGCTTTTAAGCCATCTAACTACACCGCCAAAGACGGATCACAAAAGCAAGGATTAGAAATTAAGGCCGAAAGCATTACTCTTGAACTTGTTGGAAAGAAAGCGCCAAAAGCATCTGTTCAAGATGATTCTGATTGGGGATCAAATTGGAATTCATGAGTGCCGAAGAAGTATGCGAGCATTTGCATATTAACTTTAATCACCTTTATCAATTGCAATACCGCAAACAGTTGCAATGGGTAGAAAAGCGTGGGAAAAAGGTTTATTACTTGCGTTCAGCCGTTGAAGAATTTGGCAACGCTCGTAAGAAATGAGATGCAATAACTGTCATCGCACTAGCGATCATTTAATTTGCATGGGTTGTTGGGATTACGCTCTCATCAGCCTAGGCAAGTTTCCTGCGCGTTACAACGATTTAGAGGATGAACTTATCCCTAGTTCAAGCAAAGGTAACAACGAGCGTGTGCAAAGCAGTAACACCGCCCCACTTCCGGGCAGACTAGAAACCCTACATCTTCGATCGGGCGGGATCAGTAAACCTCTTATGAAACATGAAACACAGATGCGTATAGTGCGCAAAGAAACTCAGATCACCTTTCGCGGTGATGAAATGAATAAAATTGTAAAAACCACAACTTATATTAAAAGCCATTCTGATTGGGCGTATGACGAATACTCAGAGATTGCCGATCTCACCAAAGACATCCTTGCCATCAGCAACAAGATTGAACAGATCCTAGGCAACCGATCAGAAGAAATAGTTATTGGGCGTTGCCCTACTGTAATGGAAGATGGGGTCAAATGCTCTATGGCTCTTAAGGTAGATCCGGCGCGCCTTCACTCCACTTCAGAAATCAAATGCCGTAAGTGCGACACAGTTTGGGATTCGACCAAGTGGAGATTGTTGGGCAGGATTCTTGATGAAGCCGCTCGTTAGCCTTACAGATGCCGCGCTTGTTTTCCGGGTTACTACTCGCACGATTTATAATTGGATAGAGGAAGATGGCATTCAAGCCGAAGATCACTTATACTCCATAGATGATCTTCAAAACGCTCATGATAAGCGCCATAAGCCTAAACCTCGCTTGCGCTACCGCTAATTTGCGTTTGACTAAGATTTCAGGTATCTTTCCTATCATTGGGATTCGTGTAGCGAGAATCTAATGATTATTACTATTGATGAAATAACGCTGGCTGATATTGATGAGGCGTTAAGTAATTACCGCGAGAAACTCCAAGATCGGTACGGCAATCGCCTGACTTATCATCAGCGCCAGCATTACCTAGGCAAAGTCGATGATCTTCTCGATGCTCGCTTGAAATTAACCGAAGGCAAATAATGGCTTATTCCGAACAATTTAGGGCTGAGGCTCTAGTCACCCTTGAGGCTAATAACGGCAACATCTTACAAACCGCAACTCAATTAGATATTGGTGAAGCAACACTTCGAGCGTGGTTCGCGGAAAGTCGCGACATAAAAGAAACTTCTAGTGATCTGGCAGTAGCCACAATAGAACTTCTCCCTGAGACCAGAGAGAACTTTATTACTGAACTCAAGACACTTCGCAACAAGGTGTTACGCCACCTCGATAGCGTTGTTTATGATCTGAAAGCGCGTGAAGCCGCCGTAACATTAGGCATCTTGATTGACAAAACCGAACTCCTAGAAGGCAATGCTACGAGTCGAACGGCAGTAGTAGGAAACGGGGAGAGCGTTGATGAAGCAATCGTCAGACTCACAAGCGAGTTGGAATCCAGAGTTAATCGCGCTGAGATACTTGAAGTGGCATCACCCATTGAAGGGACTAGCGCGCCCGAACCAATTACCCCCACAGACGGAGTGGAATAATTGGCTTGTCATGGCAGGTCGAGGCTTTGGTAAAACAAGGCTAGGAGCCGAATGGCTTGCCGCTAAAGCAGTACGAAACGATGGCGTTCGATGTGCCATTGTTGCTAGAACATTCTCTGATACTCGCGCAGTATGCGTAGAAGGCGTATCAGGCATCCTCAACATCTTGCGTGAATACGATGCGCTCAAGGATTGGAACAAATCCAACGGCATCATCACGCTCAAGAACGGCTCAATCATCCAGACCTTTTCGGCTGATACCCCAGATTCTTTGCGTGGCCCACAGTTTCACTATGCGTGGACTGACGAGTTAGCCGCATGGCAATACGAAGATACTTGGAACCAACTCCAGTTTGGCTTGCGCTTAGGCGATAATCCTCAAACAGTTATCACCACCACCCCACGCCCAACAAAGTTGATTAAAGATTTAGTAAAGCGCGACACTACAGAGATAACGCGTGGATCAACATTC